ACACCCTGCGGAATTTTACAGTAAGTTTCTATTTTTTCGCCTGTAATTGTACTAAAAATAATAGTGTTAACGCCCTCACTTGTTAAAGGTTGTATTACACCTAAACCGTGCTTGTAAAGTAAAGGTGTTATTACCTTGTTAATTTGCGTAAGGTCTGCGTAATTATAGCCGTAGCCTTTTGTATCTTTAATCAATATAGGTACTTCGTTCTGAAAGTCTGCTATTTGACTATAAATGTTTACAGGCTTTGGAATCATATCCTCAGTGTAATTACCTCTTACAAAATTGTCAAACTCTAAAGCTTCGTCATTTTGTACTTTTTCTTCTTTGTGTTTTGCTCTCATTGTTTTATTAAATTATAGATTATTCCTAACTTTTCGGCTAACTTAATTAAAGCCATTGTTTCAGCACCCCTGCGAATAGTTATTATATCGTCTTCGCCTAAAACTTTTTTAGCGTCTAAATAACCCCTGTGCCTTTCTATTATGTCAGCTTGTAACACTTGTTCGTAAGTGTCTAACTTGTGCTTAACTTCGATCTTACTCAGTGCTTTCATGTTTCGATATTTGATAACCATAAGCCCACTGACCGTTATCTAAGTCTACGACAACTTCACGGCTGTCTACTTTTTCCCAGTCAACTTTATTTACTGACGTTCCGTAAGCGTCAAAACAGTTAACCTCTATTCTTATAACTTTTGCTGTTTGTGGTGCTTCTTTTCCGAAGTCGCCTGACCATTGTACTAGGTCGTTTACTTTCAAATAATTCATAATACTTTATTTATTGTTCTATACGCAAATATAATACTTTTTTAATTACCTAGCATTATTTTTAATTTTTTTTTGTAGTAGTCTTTTATTTCAGTTAATTCTTCTTTGGTGTATTTCTTAATTTCTAAAGACTTCTTTTGTAGGTCTTCTAAGTTTTCTTTTCCTATTCGTTTTTCCAAACTTGCACGGTATTCTAAAAGGTTGCCGTGTAAGAACTGGTTACAAGTTACACACTGACCGTTTACATTCCTTTCGTCAAATGTTACCGCTTTATGTTTAGTGCTGTAAAAGTGACCTGCGTCAAATTTTCCTGTTAAGATCGTTTCACAGCTTATACACTTTTTTTTAAAATCTCTTGCCCTTATATAAGCGTTAAATGTTACCTGTGTTTCTTTTAACATTTGGCTTACAGGTTTTATTTTTTCGGCTATTATTCTTTTTCGTTTTTTCCACTCTTTAGCTTTTGTTTCCTGTACGAAAAGACGAACACACTCAGAAGACTTACAAAACTTATCTAAACTAGTATAAGGCATAAATTCAGTCCGACAATATTTACACTTCTTTAACTTCATTCTTCAGGGTTTAATCGTTCAAAGCTTGGAAGTTGACACCAATACTTTAACCAGTCTTTAGATCGTTTTAAGCGTCTGTCTTGATAAGTGTTTTTTATTTTACTTACTCGTCTTTTCATAGTTCTAAATTTAGAAGTATTTTTTCAAGCACTCTAACGGTTATAGAATTTCCCGCTTGTTTATAAAGCTGACTATCTGACACAACGAATTTAAATGTATCGGGGAAGTCTTGTAATCTGAAACATTCACGAGGAGTGAGTCTTCGGATTTTGTAATCTTTGTGAATAATAGGTGGATTTTGACCAGTAAAATTTTCTTTCCAAGTATCTCGCATCATTGCCATAATAGCTGGTGAATTGCCATCTTGTCTCCATCTGAAACCTTCATCTGTTCTATAATCACCAACCATTACCCCTTGATTACAAGCTGTGTTTGATTTTATTTTTATTAAATCATCAGAACCACCACCACCAACTTTTAAAGCCGACATTGTTCCGTTCGTATCGTGAAATTTAGCCCCAAAACCATTACCGTTTTCTTTTTGTTTTGTATCGTATTCGATAAGTTTTTCAATGGTACTTTCACTTAAAAAATACTTCTCATCTACTTCACTTTCAAGAACGTCTTTCAGTCGCTTTGTTAATGGTTCTTCAACTGGAAACCTGAAGCTGTTATCTTCATCGTCACGAATTCCTATAATGAAAACACGTTCCCTATTTTGTGGCACTCCGTGTTCTTTCGTGTTTAAGACCTTCCAATAAACGTGATAAGGAACAGAGTCCTCATAAGGGAATAAAACGGGCAATCCATTAACTGACTTACCCCCTAACATGTTAATCCATTCGCTGAATGTTTTTCCGTTATCGTCAGAAAGTAAACCTTTGACGTTTTCAAAAATAAAAAAGCGTGGTTTGTTCTTTTGGATGAACTCATGAGAGTTAAAAAACAAAATACCTCTTTTGTCTTCTTTTCCTAATCGTTTACCTGCTAAACTAAACGCTTGACACGGGGGGCTTGTCATGTAGATGTCTAAACTATCTTTAGGTATTTCCCTTTCATATACATCCTTTGGATAATATGGAGGCTCTCCATGATTCTCAATATAGCTAATCCTTGCATATTTATCCCAGTCACAGGCATAGATTGTATTGACATTGAATCCTTTTGCTTGAGCCACTCTTCCGATAGCATAATCAAAAGCACCTACTCCTGAAAAATCAGAACCTACGTTAATTCTTTTCATAGTTCTACTGAATTAACAAGGTTGTTTAATTTACTTTCTAGTTCGTAACACTTAGATTTTAGCTTTAAGTTTTCTAGTTTAGTTTCACTTAAAGACCTGCTTAAATTGTTTATAAATTCTTCGTCTTTATGTACGAAGTTTCTTATTTCAAATAAATCTGTTAGCGTGTTTTCCATTGAATTAATTAAGTCCTTTCGGTCAGGTCTGTTTTCTTTGATCTCGTCTAAACTTAGTTTTACTTTCCAGTATGTAGCTTCTAAGGTTGCTAGTATAATTGTTCTGTTTACCATAACTCTTTATTTTTGTTTGTTGCTCTATATTCTTTTAATACGTCAGTACCGCCAACTTTAAACCCTAGGCCATTGTTCCACTCACACAATACAGGACAATTTAAAGGGGTTTGCTTACCGCCTGTGTCAGTGTCTTTTACTTTCTCTATTGATAGCATTGTGTAAAGTCTCATTGTTTCGTGTTTTACTAGCCTGTGTATTACTAACATGTCGTCACAACGGTTTAAGAATGCCTTGCCGCCTTCTATGTGGTCTTTCATTGGTGGCTTCAGGTGTCCCGCCCAGTCGTGCTTATCGGGGTAAATATTACCCTGCCTTCCGCTTTCGCTTACAGGGTGCGTATTAATATAAATTGTTTTACCCGTTCTATTGACAAAGTGCCTAGCTAAATTTAGAAATTTATAGTTGTCTTCGTAGTTCATGCCACGATCTAAACCAGTAAAGGGATCAATTAAACAGGCGTTACATTCGCTTTGTTCAAATAGGTCTAATAGTTCCGCAGGTTTGTAAAGTTTGCTGTTATCTATAAAGTCAAAGTATTGTTCTAAATAACTCGAATAAGTTAATATTTCGTCTTTCGATAGGGTTTTAAACGGTCTACCTGCATACATTTGTATTAAGTTTCTCATTATTTGGCCTGTTTGGTTTTCACCTGACCACACGCACCACTTCAAACCGTGCTGAAGCGTTAACGCTAACTGGTAGAAACTAATAAAAACCGTTTTACCGACGTTGTCATGTCCTAAGATAATTACAAGTTGCTTCGGTTTGTACTTTAAGTAGTCGTCTAGTTCGCACCCTAGACCTAAACCCTGTTTTATTTTACCTTCTTTGTAGTTAAAAAGGTATTCTAAGCTTTTACCTTTTGCTTCGATCATTTTATTTTATTCATAACATTAAAAACTAAGTCGTCTTTTAGTTCGTTTTTCTTTGGCTTGTCCTTAATCCAATTTTTAACAGTCAAATATAAGCTTTTATATTTCTTGTTACCGCTAAAATTTTCTATAGCGTCTAAAACTTCGTCTATTTGTTCTTTGCTGTATTCTAATTCTAATTTATTAAACTGTTCCTGAGTAATTGACAAATGATTAAAAGACCTATAAATAATATTATTAGTTATAATAATATCATTATTATTCTTATTAGCTTCGACTTTGCTTATTTTTTGCTTCGTGTTTGCTTCAGTTTTGCTTTTACTTTGCTTCGGTTTAGTTCCGTTTTGGTATCGTTTAATATTAGCGTCTAACTGGGGTTTTATTAAAGTCCAATCCGCTTTACTTACTCCTGTTAACTTGTCTTCTTTAAAGTTCAGTGCATAGTTAAAAATAGCATTGTAAATTTTGCCCTGTTCGTCTATTGGTAAGTCTTTCACAGCTTCGTAAAAAGACCTATAGAAAATCATTGTGTCTCGCATGTTCTTAATTTTACGCAAATATAATATTTAAACCTTTTCTATTTTAATAATCAAAGGTGGGTAAAGGTCAGCTTTTTTTTCTGCGTCTAATACACTTATAGCTTTTACTAGCTTAAACATAATTTGGGGCTTACTCTTAGGGCTTATCTTACCCGTGTAAGTTACTTTGTAAGTGTTAATTTTATCTGACATATTCTCCTATAAAGATCATTGTTAAAACTCCCGCCAATATGGTAATATTTAGCCTTACTTTTCCACCAGTTTTCTTTTATTTGGTGTGCGTTATAAATTACCGTTCTTACTTTCATAATATATAATAATTTCTTCTTTAATACGTTCTGTTAATTGATCGTTTCGCTTCATTTCATTCTTTAGTTTGCCTATTGAATATTCAGCCGTCAAGTCTTCAGGCATTAAGTACATTTTAATAATAGACTTAAACTTTTCTTTCCTGTACTCTAGGGCTTTGATCATTCTTATATCGTGTTCGCTTACTTCGTCAAAAGGTTCTATTTCTTTTACACCTTCGCAGGTTGTACATCTGACTTCTTCAGCGCAACCGCCACAGCAAGACCAAGCAGGTAAGCCGCATTCTTTAAATTGAATTATAAACCCGTCGCCTTCGCATTTAGGGCAAATAATTTGTAAGTTCCGTTTATTTTCGTAATTTCGTGTTTTCATAGCATTTTGCTTTGTGAATTGTTCTTAATTAAGGGGTGTAACAACCCCTTTTTTTTATACCAGTACCCAAAATAAGACAAAACTTATTACTAGGGTTAAAGCTAATAAGCTTTCTAAAACTAACTTTTCTTCTTTTTTCATAATTGCTTTTTAAATTGTTTACACGCAAATATAAAGAAAAGGTTACACAAAATACAAAAAACGAAAAAAAATTTTTTTTAAGGTGTTAACCTCTAGCTTTTCTTATTGTTCTGATTGCGTTTCTAACGATCTGAATTAACTTACCTGCGTCACCTTCGGCCTTAACGTCTACTTTTAAGCCTGTTTCATCTTTGGTTAGTTCTACGTCTACCTTTTCAGTGTCTATTACAACGTCTGTTTTACCGTCTTTTCTAGTTAAATGTATATCAACTTTTTTTGTGTCGATATTAATGTCTAGGTCTTTCTTTTTCTTCTTTGCCATTTCTATAAGTTTTAAGCAATAAATTATTAATAAATGTATGAATGTACTTACCACTCCGTAAAGTGCCATTAAAACGCTTCTAAATGCGTTTAAAATTGATTTTAATTTATTCATACTATAAAGAATAAAGCATTTCTAATAATTTCGGGTGCGGGTAAATGTCGCTTTTGTCTTTTCGGTAGCTGTTATGCGTATAAAGTCCATTTGTTCCGCTTAGTGCTTTCGTGTTTACGTTAAATAGTTGATCGTAGTCAGCTTTTAGATTAATTCCGTAAATGTCTCGCCAGTAAAGTAATAAATTCTTTACACTTTCAATTTGTGCGTCGGTGTAATTGTGCCAAAATTTGTAACCTTTAAAGGGCTTGTCTAATTCTATTACGTCTTCAGGGGATACAATAGTGTTAACATAAGTTCTAAAGTTTCCTTGTTCGTCTTTTTTAAGCCAACCCCAGTTACAAATTTCTACACCTATCGAATGTTTATCTAGGTTTTGATATTCTAGTCCGTGCGCCTTGAATACTTCCTGTTTAACTCCCAAATGATAAGCCCAGTGCCTAGAACTAAAACACTGTATTATTTCACCGTCTTTAGTATCTTTTGCACCCTTACCCGAAATAATAACGCATGTAGCTATTCTGCCCCTTTTATCATTTTCCCAAGCATTACGAACCGCAACCCCTGAACTATTACCCGCTGTGTGGTGTAATACTATTTGGTTTTTCTTTGTAATCTCGCCTATAAATTCATCTGAACTTAAAGTAAGCTGTTTAATATCTTTTAGGAATTTCATTATTTATCTTTTTCTTATAAAATAATGCCAGTGAAAAGCAACGGCCCAAAGAAAGACCACCGCTAAACCTATGTGCATTACAACTTCCATTACTGAGGGTACAGGTAACTTAATTGAATTGTAAAGCGAAGCACAACTAACTAAAGCTAAACCCATTTTAACGCTTAAAGCTTCAAAGAAAGGCCGTTTATATAAAAAAGAATTACGACCAAAAATAAAGACCATAAAAATGGCCATTGAAAGGCAAATGATCCCGTTAGCTATTCCGTTAAAGATTATTAAATAATCAGTTTGTAGTATTCTTTCCATTTCTGAAAAATTTGTTCCCTATGTATTCTACGCCTTTTAAACCTAAAAAGCCTAATATAAATGCAACCGAAAGTTGGTATTTTTCGTCAGTTCGTGTTATGTCTATTACAATCGGGGTTAAATAGTTTGCACTGGCAACACCTGAGACCATACTAAAGATAGTTGTTTTAAAATTGACTACTGCATTTTTGCCTAGTAAGAGTAAAGAACCAAATAAACCAGCAACCGTAAAACCTAAATTTATACCTATATCGTGAAGTAAATCTTTCATTGAATTTTGTTATTAATTATTTTAAGGTTTCTTACTTCATAAGTGCCGTCTTTTGCTATTGTAATAAATCCTGCGCCTAAATTCCATTTGTTAAACGGCATATATTCAGGCTGTAAACCGCAAAGGCAACCTAAAGACCAAGTAGTAACAACTTCGCCCGTTAAATCTTTTTCGGTGTGTTCGCTTGTTTGGTGGTGGTGTCCTATAATGCTGTTAGCTTTTGCCCTCATGTATAAACCCCTTGCCGCATTTACTGGCGAAAAAAACGAATGCCCGAATTCGTGACCGTGCAAAATGTTTAAACTACCTGCCTTTATTAATTGTTTACTTTTAATTTCGACTACTCCATATTTGCCAAACAATAATAATTCAGAAAGTTCAAAGTTACTTACACCTAATAACTCAGGGGCAACCGTCTTTAAATAGTTTTCATAACGTTCTTCGTGGTTTCCTATTTTATAATAAATCGGGCAACCCAAAACCTGTAAGCTTTCTAAAAATTGTTTGCCTAGTTCTAATTCTCCTGCAAAGTCTCTTAATCTACGATCTTTTATAAACCTTGATAACTGAAAAAAGTCTAAAGTGTCACCATTTAATAAAACACCGTTGCACTTATTTTCTAGGCCGTAATTCAAAGCTATTTCTAAGGCTTTTACGTCGTGGTAAGGTATATGTATGTCAGAAAGTATTAAAAGCCTTGTAACCCCTTTAGGTAAAATGAAGTCTTCTATTTTACTATAGTCACTTTCAGGTAATTTCGACCATGCTCTAGCTTTATCTTTTTCTTCTTGCGTTCTTTTCCCTATAGTATCTTTCACATTGTTTTTTTTACTGCATTCACCCCTATACTTTCTTACATTGCTTCTAGCGTTTTCTATGTCTCGAAAGTCAGCAGGATAATCTTTATTTAGAATTTTAGCTATTTGTAAGGTGCTAAAGTCTGCGTATTTTTCTAAATACTCCTTTACTATGTCTGCTTTATAAGTTCTTGGTCTAGGCATAATTAATTTAGATCAATCGTTGCCGTGTAACCTAATTGAGTAAATTTTTCAACGCTATATTGTAAAGCAATTTCAATTCCTTGCGTTTCCGTTGGTAAAATAACGAAATCAAAACTATCGTTTACTATACTTGTTTCAAGCTCTTTATTTTCCGTGAATTTATCGAAGCTTAAATAAGTGTTGAAATTAACCTTTATCGTTTTTCCGTCCTTTTCGCCAACGAATTCGATTCGTGCATAACATTCGTTTAACTCTATGTCAGTGCCTTTTATAAAAATAGACTTACCCGCTATTGTGTATTCCAAACCCGTTTCGGGATCAATTGCGATTTTATCCGTTCCTTTGCTTAATATTAAACCCATTAATCTATTCTTTTATATTTTAAAATTGAACCTTTCCATGTTCGTGCTGTACCATTTCCACCCGCTACATTTGAAAATCTATAAGAAAATATTGCGTTTTCTGATGCATAAAATGAGTAACTAATATTCAAAAATATTAATGAGTCAATATCTGAATTGATAGCCCCCGCGTTAAATGATGTTGTTGTTGCAGCGTTATTTGCTTGAATAATACTATTGTTTGCTGATGTTCCCGAAGTTATAAATTGAACAATTCCTGCGCCATTCATTATTCCTAATGATACGCCACAAATAAATCGATAGTCTGTATTTCTATTATCAGATGAATATGTTATTTGTATGTCAATCATGTAATGACCACCCGCAACCACTGAAAATTGTAATTCGGTGTCATCAACAGGGGTTGTATTATTCGTAACATCTTGATTTGCGCTTTTTACTATTGTAGTCCATCCGCTCGGATCAGCACCCGAAACGGAAAAATTTGGATTTGAGCCTAAAGTTTGAGTATCACCATTAATAGTAACTGTGTTTGTATCGGGTACAGGTGTAAACCCTAAAGCGTCCTGTTTGCCGTTCCAAGTTGCTTTCTCGGTGTCAGTTGTAAAACGGTGTGTTGTGTCTTCAGTAATTTTACTAGCCGTTATTCCTGAAGCTATTTTAACGTCTGTTACTGCGTTGTTATCTATAGTCCATATTGTACCGCTACCGCTTACTGTTATGTCGCCTTTGTCACCGTCAGAAACACCGCCACCAGTTGGCAAACTATCTACTTGTTCCTGTAAATAATCTATTCGTCTTTCTGTCGTTTGCTTATTCATCAGTAAACTCTTATTTCAAAGGCTACGTGTTCTAAAATGTCGTCTGCCTGAACAAAAGAAGTATTGTAGGTTTCAATACGTACCTTTTCCGTAGTTTCCCACCAAGCACGAACATAACCAAACTGACCGCCTGTATTAAACATTACCCACGTTCTATTAGTTGTAAATAAAAGGTTTGGGCTTACTATTTCATAATGTCCGACACCTATACGTTTATAAGTAAATGGTTCAATGTCGTTTACAGCTTCTACGGCTGTCGGTGCGCTTGTTGAATTTTGAGTAATCAACCCTTCGACTTTTAAGTAAGGTCTTACGTAATTATCAATAGCCTTACCGATCATTGAATAACTATCGAAGCCCCCTAGTCCGTCAGGTCTTGAAATTATTAAAAGGTCAGTATCTTGACAGTCCGTTACTTGCGTTATTTCGCTTATCTTTTGTTCGATCATTGTTTACTTGGTTTAAGTAAATTTTTAAAAGTGTAATATTCTTTTTTTTAGGTATGTAATTTTTCATATATGCCAACCTGTGAAAAAGTTATTTCGTGTCGGGTACTGGTCACCGTTGCTACATTCGTTATACTCAGGAAAAGACGAACTATAAAAAGCCATGTGATCCAAAAATCTTTGAACGTAGCTATTAGCTATACTTCTTTCTTTACTTACTAAAAAGTCTACTTCGTTTTTTTCTACGCTGTCGCCAGTTTCTGAATTGTGTTTAAATACTCCTTTGTTTGCTATTGTGTAAGCCGCAAAAGGTATATATTCGACCATAGCAAAGTGTATTAACATAGGCTTTATGTACTTTTCTAATAATTCAGCGTAAGGCGTTGTTAAAGTACCTGCTATAATGTCGTCTTGTATTCTAGTTAATAGCCTAGTACCTAAATAACCCTGTATATGTATGTCCTGCGCTATCTTAATAAACTGAATAAATTTATCCGTGTCTACGTTGCCACCTAGTACGGTTAATTTTACTAGGTCGTTTCTAGTTATAAGTATTGCTTCCATTATTTTCTAAATCTAGGGTTTGACGGTAAAAAACCATTATAAGGCATGTCAACAGGTCGGGTACTTACTAAAGGATCATTTTTAACTACATAGCCGTATTTTTCAGCTTTTGCACTAGCAATAGTTTTAGCCTTCGGGCTATTTACGTCTATTCCTGAACCCTCAAAGTTTACATATACTCTTTTATTCCAACGGTGGTGACATGATCCACCGCCTTTATACTTCCAAATGTCGTACAAGTTTACACCTTTAGGCCCCCAACCTTCATTAACGACCTGTGTACTCATTCTTTGAATGTCCTCTTTTCTATATATTTTATTTGCGTCTGTCATTTTACGGCAAAACAAACGGCTTTTTTCAGTTGTTTCACCTGCGTAAACGTATCTAGTTAAGAATTTTAAACCGTCTATTATTTCGTCTTGTTCACTTTTTGCGTTACCTCTTGCCGTTCCTGTATTAACTAAATTAACTAGTTTGTCTTTTAAGCTTAGTTTTACTTCGTTTAAAAGCATTTCGTTCTCTTGGTCGTCGGTTTCGTAGTTTACAGGATATTCGTCTATTAGAAGCCAGTTATTTAAGTCTTCGTCTTCGCCTAGTTCTATTAACTTGTTAGCTATACTTTCGTCTTGTTTTGAAAGGTACGCTGTTTCTTCTTCTTTCTTCTTTTCCGCTTCGGTCATATAACCTGAAAACTCTAAAGGCTTTAAAGTGTCAAAATACAAGTTTAGACTAATACCGTTATAAGCTAAGATTTTGTCTATATGTTCAATAATTAGGTCTTGGTAAGGCTTTATTACTAAATTATAATACAAAATGAAGCTATTTTTTAACTCGTCTGCATTACTTCCAAAACCATTCGTACTAGATATTCCGAAAAGTAAGGGGCTTGTTACGTTGTGACCTAATAATATTTTTCGGGTACATTCTTCAGAAAGGTAAGTATAATGATCAGGTGCGTCGTTTAGTGGTATGTCGTCAACAGTTGTTTTTTTGGTTTCGTCATCGTTGAAAGAAACTATTACCCTTTTACCTTTAGAGCCTGTAAGCTTACTAATTACCTTACTTTCTACAGCATCCATTTCTTCTTCTGAGCCTACACCATTATTAAAGTTAATTACCTTAGTACCTGAAAAACCATTCTGAACCTCATTAATTAAATAGTCGCTTATCTCTTGTTCTAAAAGTGCGTAAGGTAACGAGCCTTGATAATCAACCAAAGAAAAGTACTTCATACCCACGCTATAAGGTTGAATGTATAAAATTTCTATTTCATCGTTACTAGTACCAAAAACAGGAATTCTTTTAGGTGGGTACTTTTTAATGTCTTGCCAGTTATCGGAATAATAGTAAGCTTCTATGTCGCCTTCAGCGTTGCACTTCTCAGGCCTTAATAGTTGAACTGGTATATGATAAACTTTAGCTATAGCCTTTTTGTCTTTCGTCTTTATAACCTGAAAAGCCCCTTGACCTAATAGTTTAACATCTGTTATAACTTTCTTTACACAACTTGAATTTATAAGCGTCATAAATTGAGCATATTCATTCACCTTTTTACTTGCGTCTGAACACGCTAAACCTTTGCCGTAAATAAGCTTAACAATATTGTTTATTACTGCGTTATTCGTGCTTGAATAAGTGTAACGGTCTATTAGGTACTGGTAGTAATTATTGTCGCTTCCGTATTCTGCCCAATTATTTTTTTTGCTTTCAATAATTTGGGGGCTTTCGTATTTCGCTAAATCAATTACTCTTATTTTATTCTCCATAAATTATAAATTCGTTGTTCGTTTCGTTACTCTTATAGATTGGTTGGCCGTCAGGTGTTTTATTTACGCTAAATGTCGAAGGGTTTTGGCTAGTAACGAAAAGCTTTTCACTATGTATTATTTCACCGTCTAAAAATAGGTGTAACATATAAAAGTTATTTTCTAACAAGTCTTCGTAAACGTCTATATCTATTATGCTATAATATTCGTCTTCGTAATAACTGGTAATAGAAAAACTATAGTCTTTATTTTCGACTTCACTATGAAAGACACACGTCAAACTAAACACGCTTGAACGTGGTATAAATCTTATAGTTTTAGTACCCGCTTCGGGTGTAATAATCTTCATAACTATATAAGTTACTTTCGTCTTTTTGTTTGTTTTGATTAAATTATAGTCAGAATTTTAAGCACTTTGACGAAAATATTAGAATGCGTTTTAAGGCCATTTTTAAGCGTTTTAACGCACTTTATCCCTTTTGTGGTATCTGTATATTAAAATATAAAGAAAATAAAAAACCCTTATTTTATGCGGGTTTCAGAAGTGCTTTTATTAATACTATGCAAACATAGGAAAATAAAAAAGGGGTGCGTTAAACACCCCCTAAACTATTATTATGCTGGTTTATGAAGTAACAATAGTTGCACCGCCAAACAAAGTAGCTAATGCACTTTCTGTTGAACAGTCTAGGTGATTTGCAGGGATATTTTCCATTCCTGTAAATGTCAAATTATACCCGTTAAAGTCTCCTAGTGCTGTTCCGTTTCCGATAGTACCCGCTGTCATGTCGCAACCTCTTGACAACCCCGCCAAAAAGAATTGGTTGTTTCGGTTTCTAATAACAATATGTGGCCTACCGTATGAAAGTAACTTAACTTCTTTAGTTGTTACTTCGTCTTGTTTCTTTAATTGAGCAACTAATACCTGTTCTACGTAGGTTGTACCGTTGTCTCTATTCGTTTGGATTGTCTGATCAAAGCTATTAGCCCCTTTCAACTCATACTTATAAAGATTCGTTACACCCGCAACCGCAGTAATTACGTCTTCATAACCTGCCGCAACATCATAAGTTACGTCAGTGTCGGGATCGTAGTCACCAAAGTTAATAAAGTAAATTGCGTCAATACCTGAAACTGCGTCTTTACACGCTTCTAACCTTCCATGTCCTATATCACAGCTCATTTTTAGTATTTTTTATAAGGGGCTTTTACACCCCTTTAGTTATTTAATAATTATAGTCCGTAAGTTACAACGTCTTCAAGAACTCCAACCTGTACCCCTGCCGTGTAACGCATTACAAAACGCATGTTTTGAGAACCGTCAAACTGTGACATGTCAATTAGTTTAACTTCTTGTGCGTCTGACTGTAGACCTGTACCAAAGTAAAGGTTATCTGAAGTTGTAGCAAAGATTTTGTTAGAAGCCTGTCCGTTACATACAAACAAAGAAACACCGTCGAAAGAAAGGCCTGAACCCATACCATACCACTGTGTACCTTGTGCGTTTGTACCTGCCGCACCGTATCCACCTGAACCAAACCCACCAAGCGCACGAACATAAGCACGTGCCACGTTTTGAGGAATGTAAATTTTAAGTGCTTCTTTTCCGTAAAGTGTTGACGGCAAAGCGTCTACAATAGAACCTAATTCGTCAATAACATTTGAAGCGTCAATAGTTGTACCAGTCAAAGCCTGAGCCGCAGGAACATCACCTGCAAGAACTGCCGCCGCTAAGATAGGGTTAAACCCTTCAAACTGACCTGCTCCACCTGTACCTGTGAAAAGTTGGTTTTCTGTAGCTTCTGCAACGTGTCCTAACATTCTTGCGATCATAAACTCTTGGAAGTTCGGTGGCAAAGTGTCATAAACGCTGTAACCCATTGTAATTGCGTTATAGTCGTCTCTAAAGTCTTTACGACAAAGAACCGCATTTACTTGAAGTTCCTTAGGTTCGATTGCACGGTCTGTTAGTGTAATGTCTCCTGTTGCTTCAAAATCACAAGAAGCGTCTGCAATTAGGTTAGCCGTGTCTACCTTCTTAATCGTAGAACGATATTTAACGTTAGGCATAACGGTAACCCCACCGTTTTCGATTGTGTTAGCCGAAAGAAGTGCCGCACCAATGTACTTACCTGCACTTTCTCCGCTGTAGTCTGTTGTATTTAAAAAATTTGTAGCCATTTTATGCTGTTTTTATTTATTAGTTAAAAAGTTTGTTAAATACTCGGTCAGTAGTGTTACGTTCTCTTTTTTCTTGGATCTTCATAACGTCTACTGGCTTCGTGTTTTCAGGGTTAAAAGAAATAGGCTTCGTTGCAGGTTCAGTTTCCTTTGCTGTTTCGATAGCTGACAACTTCGCTTTTAACTCATTGTTTTCGTTTTTAAGACTTTCCAAAGCTTCCATAATCTCAGCTGAAAAATGCGTTTCAGTTGAAACTGTTTCAATAGTCTTCTTTGGTTCTCTTGTCATTTCCGCAGGTGCTTCTTCAGTAGTCGCAGGTGCTTCTTCTACTTCTTCGGTTTCAGGTGTCATTGCCTTAATTTCAGCAATAATTCCTTCTTCGATCACTACTAAAATATTACCGTCTTCTAGTTCGTATTCTCCAACTGGTACAGGTACATTACCGTCAGGTGTAACTACGAAAACTTCGTAACCACTTTCGAACGCTTCAGCTTCTAAAGTAGTTTGACCGTCTACTAACATCATAGTAGCAAGTTTAACTTCTAAGCCTAAAAGCGTCTTAATTTTGTTAAGTGTGCTTGTTTCCTTTTTCATTGTTTTATTTATTAGTATAAGTTTACTTTTTTAAAGTGTTGTATTTTTGCTTATTTTAAATAAACCTCTGAATTAGAAACTTCATTTTTTAATTGATTAAAACCGCTAACGCTATTAGTGTCTAAACCTAATTCTTTTAATTGTTTTTCTAATTCCGCTACAAAACTTTTAGCTTCGTTAACTCTAATATTTAATATTCCTTTTTGATCTTTTTCTTGAACTTGTAATTTTTCTATTGCAGGTAAAATTTTATCTAGTTGCTTTTGAACATCTAAAAGACCTTTTAATTTTTTGTCAATATCCTTAACATTTGCTAATTCTACCTTTTCTTCTTTAAGTTCTACGGTTGTGCTTCCGTAAAGCTTTTTGTTAATTGTTTCTTTCATTGTTGTTTATTTATTGTTTTGTTTTACCTCTTTTTTATTACTCCGTAAGTTGCTGAAATTTCTCTTTGTGCTGTCGTTTTATTAACAGTAGAAATTACTCTATCGTTTTTATTTGGTTTAGGGCTTGTTCTGTTTTGTACAATTACCCTTTTACAATTTTCGTCAAAATTTAATATTGGTTCACTTGCCATTTTAGTTTCTGTTTACGTTAATATTTCGTGTTTGCGTTGTTTTCGTTGTCGTGCTTTCAGTTTGGTTTACTAAAGAGCCTATGCCTTGTGCGATCATTTCACCAGTGCAACACTCTTTACTATAAGTTCCGTCTTTACATAAACAAGCCCTTGTATTCGTTTTAGGGCTAGTCTTACTTACGCTTGTCTTATCCATATCTTTGAACCTGTTGTATAAAGTAAATAACGTCGTATATTGCCCCTGACGTACTAGCCTTCATTCTTACGTCTATTCCGTTTAAGACTAAATCAGTATCGGCGTAATACTGAAAGGTTAAAGCGTATTCGTGTTCTATTCCGTTGCCCTTTGGAAATACTATAACATTTTTAACCCTGCTATAAGGTGTTGTACCTGCGCTATAAAGGTAAACTTCAGCGTGTTCGTTTGAACTATCTATATAAGCTTTAAAGGCAACCGTAATTAAGAAAGTATCGTTTTTAAAGTTTGCCCTTATTTTGCTTCCGTCGTAAAAGTCAGCACCAATACCCGCTGTTAAAATACTCCCTGCATTATTAGGTATTATAAA